TTTTATATTTTGTATTTCTGCTGTAATATCAGTAGGGTTGTTTACTTGCACTACTAAATTAATAGTAGGATTCAAAAAAGACATAGTACTAAAATCTATTGTCTTAAAAAAAACTGAAAATGTCCTAGATAGAACATATTTTTTGTAAAGTATATAACCAACTATTGAAGCCGGAATTATCCACCAGTTTTTGCCCATAAATTGTAATTGCTATAAAATTAGTGCAATTATTGAAATAAACAAATTATTTATTTGTTATGGCTATTTTAAGCCTAAAAATGACTAAAATATGCTCTAAAATGTTAAATTTTAGGCATTGTGGAAAAAAAATTCGGGTAAATGTACATTCTTGTTTTATTTTTATTTATTTTTGCTATCGCTTCGCCTTTAGCGAACGACTAGAAAAATAAATAAAATAGAAATACCCCTAGAAACACTATTATTTTAACTTTTTTGACCTTTAAAAAGAAATATTATTGGTAATATCAATAATAAGTATTTATTTTATATCGTTATATTATTTTACTGACTATAAAATTTAAAAAATGATGCACTTTAACTCATTGAGTAGTACCAACGCTGTATTACTTGAAATTCAAAAAATTGTAAATAAAAGGGATATGCTGGTACAAATTTACCAGCAAAATCCTTATCGTAATGTTTCTATCCTTTTATCTGTAACTGGTAAAAATGATTATGAGGAATTAATATGGATAACAAATGATATGCTGCCTTTTCATTTACCTAATGAAATTGCTAACATATTAGAGGATAGTATTGACCAGTATAATAAGGATATTGCTAGTTTAAATCAACACTTAAAAAATTTATAATTATGCGTAAAATATTTTATGAAAATTATATTATAATAGTTGACGATAAAAAAAGTATTTATATTGTTGCGCTTGATATGTCCGAACATATAACCCTATCATCTGCTAAACATCATATTGATTACTTAACCAAATAAAACTATGAACAATTTAACTCAACCAGCTTATCCAGTAGTACCACTACAAGATAATTTTCAACGCTTAATTGTGCCGATCCCGGGAATATCTAAAATTGAACATTTTGCACTTGAAATTTATAAAACTAAAACAATGAATAATTTAGACGAATTAGACATTGTTTTAATGGATGTAAGTATTGAACAAGCTATTACATTTTTAGAAAAATTAGATGAAAAAATTAAATATTTAAACAATGACAAAAGCAATCAAATGGCTATTTTTGACCGCTAACGGACAAGCCGTAGTAATATTAACTACTGCTTTCCTAATATGTGCTTTATACCAAAATTTATAAATGTGGAAAATACTGACTATAAGATAAGCATTGATGAATTACTTTTAAAACGCAAATACAACCCCAACTTTATACCTAGTAAGGAAAATATTATATTTACCATTGGTGGTAAACATATAGGCTCACTCCAAAACTTTTGTATATTTTCGGGGTTGCCGTAACAAAAGCCGGGAAATCAACTTTTATTTGCGCTATGATAAGTAGCGCATTTAATACCTATGATATTTTTACAATGAAATTGCAATCCCCAATAGGGCGCAAAAAGATATGTTTAATTGATACGGAAAGCAGCGATTATGATTTTTACAGAACTATAAATAAAATCAAAGGTTTTGCTGAATTAAATGAACTGCCACCCTATTTTGATGCGTATCAGGTGCGAGAGGATAGTAGTAAAGCAATTTGTAAAATGATTGAACGCTACCTTGAACTCAACGAGGACTGCGCTATTTTAATAGTTGACGGACTTTTGGATTTATTGGTAAACTTAAATGATGAAAAAGAAAGTAGTTTATTGACTAAATGGTTAAAAAAAATAACTAAACAGCACAATATTTTACTAATATCAGTTTTACACCAGTCAAAAAGCAATTTAGCCACTACTGGACACATTGGTAGTGCTAGTGATAGATTTGCACAAAGTACGCTTGATATTACAAAAGACAAAGATAAAAACACCTATGTACTATCCAGCCGCTTTATGCGTAGTGATTCGGATTTTGAACCAGTTACTTTAATGAATTTTCAAGGTATATTTAAGCAAGTAGAAACTGAGCAAGAAAAAACAGCACCGGGTAAAAAAGCTACTGACTTGGATGAAATAGAAAGCAAAAGATTATTACATCAAATTGTAACCTTTCCTATGCCGTATCAGGATATATCTAGTGAAATTATAGAACGCACCGCCACCAGTAAAGCCTTTGCTAAAAACTTAATTAAAATATGGATAAGTAAAAACTACATTGTAAAGGATAATCAAAACAATTATAAAATACTCTAACTTTTTAAACTTTTATGAAAATAATATTAATTATAATTATTTGGGAATTGGCTAAAATTGTTTTTTATAAAATTGTAAATAGATAAATTATGATATTTTTAAAACGCTTATATTTAATTTTTATTTTACTTCCTTGCGCTATTATATGTGCTATATGGATTGTTATTATAACAATTTTTCAACATTTTATTAAAAAAATAAAAATTACAAAATACTAATGGTTAGTTTGTAGTCAAAAAAAAACCAAGTAATGCTTTTTAGGGCGTTACTTGGCTGACTATAAAATAGACAAATGATTGCCTACTCTAACTTTTTTCAGTATAAAAATACTAAAAATGACTAATAAAACAAAAATTTATTTTATTATTTTACAACGTAAAGTAGTTAGTATTAAGGATTTGCAAGATATTACCAAGTGGAAACCTTTAACTATCTTACGAGCCATTGCTCCATTGATTATAAAAGGTAAGATTAAAGCACTTAAACAAGAAGATAACAGATACTTTACAATAGTAGATAAACCCTTTAAAAATGGCTAAAATACTCTATACAGCTATTGTTTTTATGGCTAATAACACACCAACTAGGAAATATCATAATATTGCTAATATTAACAATTTTACAAATTTTGCTAGATCCATTGATGCCGACTATTATAACTTATACGAAAAAAGTACTAAAAAGTTTTATCAGCGTATATACATAAAAAAAGAGGAGTAAAAACTCCCCTTCTTACACCAACTATGCAAATCAAACCCCTATGATAAAAATAATTGCTTTTCAGCCTTTCTGCGTCCTTGTAAGCCGGTATTAACTTTACCCCCAGCATTAACCCACCTATCAAATTGCTGTGCAACAATGTCCTTATTTGTACCATTATTAAGCAATTTTAATAAAGTACTATTAGCAAAAGCATTATCCCCAACATTATAAGTAAAACTAGCTAAAGCTAATAATTGGTTATCCGTAATAGGCACTTTCACTTTTGACATTACAAAAGCATATTTTTCCTTAGATTCTAATAATAACCAACGCTTAGCCGTTTCTTTGTCAATAATATCAGTTTTAATAACTGGACGCTTCTCATCCCAATTATACCCACTTCCGTACCCTACGCTATATTGCATGTAGTCCCATACTGGTACTGCAATAAATCCTTCAAATTTTGAAATTACATTAAATAACTTGTCGCTAATTACACCAAAAGGGGTATTATTTAAAGCCGTAGCTATTTTTTTTCGTAACATCATTAATACTATTGTAGTTATAACTATACCAGCTAATATTTTCTTATCCCTGGTCATAGTATTTTAATTGTCTTTTTTGCTATCTGCCGCTACACTACCAAGTAAAAATGTAGATAAACCAGCTACCGCTTGTCCTATAATTTGTAATTTACCAGTTCCAGCCGTAGCAAAATAACCGCCTATTGCAGCTAATAAACCAAATATTGTTGTTTTACGATTTTTCATTCTTTTGTTTTTTATTTTGATAAATATTGATAATAGTATATATAGAACTTACACCGGATAGTAAACCCAAAAATAAAGACGCGTATGCGTTAATTTGGTTAATACTTAATAGATAAGTACCTACACTGGCTACACTCCCTAATATACTATTATCATTATGATTCATTACTAGATGCCGTTTTTTGAATTTCTTTTACAATAGTTCCAAACGCTTCAGCTACTTGAACTGCTGTTTCTATATTACCAATAACACCTTTTTTAATTGATTCATCAATTAGTGCTTTGATAATTTCTAATGCCTTTGTTGTTTCCATTTATTTATTAATTAATAATTTTAATTCTTCAATTTGTGTTTGTTGTTCTTTAATTGAATTAATTAATATATATATTAATTCGTGTCCGTTAAAATTTAATATATCACTTTCTTGTTCATCTGTTTCATACAATTTTAATTTAACAGAATTTACACTATCAGGTAATATTTTCATTATTTCTTGTGCTATTATACCTACACCGCCTTTACCCTTTTTAAATCCACCTAATCCATTATAATCATAAATAATTGGATTAATTTTAAGTAATTCTTCTAGACCTTTTGTATATGGACTTATATTTTCTTTTATTCTTTGATCCGAGGCAATAGTCCATAAAGCAGTTGTAGGCTTTGCAGCACTATCTGTTGATAATTGTAATTGAAAAGTTGGAACGCTTGTACCAATTCCAATGTTTCCACTATTTCTAATAATCATTTTAACGCTACCAGCACTTTGAAAATATAAATCACTTGAAGCATCTATAAATGAGTGGTCAGCATTAAGAGCTTTAAATACTAAAGATGTTGTACCGCTTATTAAATTTAAATAAGCTCTACTTGAAGCATTTGTAGTATCTGTATTTCTTAAGTAAAAATTTGTAATAGCGTTTTGATTTTTTTGAACATCTAATACATCACTTGGAGTAATTGTTCCAATTCCAACGCTATTATTAGTAGAATCTACAAATAAAGTATTTGTGTCAATAGTTAAATTACCACTAAAATTAGCACTTGTTCCAGTTAAACCACCATATAAAGTCATATTTGCACCACCACCGGCACCCATTAAAGCTATTTGTGTTCCACCATTTGCATTAAAAGATATTCCACCACTACCAACTGACTTTACTTGATTAAGTATTCCAATATTAGCAGTTAAATTGCCATTAATTTCAGCGGTACCTCCTATTTGTAAAGTTGCTGTACTTGGAAAAAAAACTCCAACAAATAATCTACCTAATGTATTATCCCAAAGAAAAGATGTAGAACCTCCAGGATTACCTCCAGTCGTACCAAATAAAACTTGTCCATTTAAATAACCACCATTTTGTAAATAAGTATTTGAATCTACAGATCCATCTGCCTTTAAAAATTGACTTGATGTACCACCACTTTTAATAATAGAATTAGCGGTTAAACCATTAGCGGTAATAACAATACCGGATGCGGTTGTATTACCATTTAAACAAACTGAACTTAACGTGCCACCACCAACACCGGCATCTGCAATTAAAGTCCAAGCTGTACCAGTATCTTCAAAAATTTGTCCGGAATCGGTACTTATAAATACTCTACCAGCATAACCAAAAGCTGGTCGATTTGCAAAAGTATCACTATAAAAAGCTGGAGTACCTTTTTGATTAGTAACCCCGTTATTAATAGGCATTATAAATAATTTTTCTGTATTGTAAGTAATTG